CTTCCTGAATCTCACACCATGCAAGTGCGCCAGTTTCAATCCATTTCAAAAATCTTTCTTTGTAAGATTCTGAAATATATCCGAAACAGTTCGCCGGATTAGCGTTTCCCGTCAACTGCTTTTTCAGTTTCTTGTCAAGTCGGTATGCAATATAATACTTTTCGCCGTTCACACCTTCATGCTCGTTTAACTGATATACATAACCTTTGCTAATACCATGATTAAAGCATGATTTTACGACAAAACACTGATTAGCTCTTAATGATCCAGGACATTCAACGGCTTTATTTTCAGTTTTATATTCCACTGTCTCAACATTAGTATATACATATGCTTTACCATTTCCACCGATCATGCAAC